CCCTCCGCCTATGCCGGTGGGGGCAAATCAAACGCCACCACCTCCAGTGCAGGTTGATGGTCAATCCACTGACCAACCCATCGTTAAAAAGCGCAAGTCTAAACGAAAGGAATTGCAGCAAGCATCTAAGGGAGCTAGCGCTTTGCGTATTCCCCTAACTAAGAAGCTTGGTTCTACGGCTACAGGCGGCACTGGATCTACTGGCCTCAATATCCCTACCTGATAAATGAAAAGCTCTGTGTATGGGCGCTTAATGCGTCTGGAAGCGGAGAGGCAACAGTTCCTGGATATGGGGCGACGTTGTGCAGTTCTCACCCTGCCTTACCTTCTCACTGAGGATGGTCTTGAGCAGGGTGGAACTTTGCATTCCCCCTATCAATCGACAGGAGCCAGAGCGGCAAATGTGCTTAGCAGCAAACTGCTGATAGCACTCTTCCCTATTAACGTTCCCTTCTTTAAGCTTCAGATCAACGACGGCGAATTGGCAAAGATTCCAGAGATGGATGATGCTGTCCGTTCTGAAATTGATCTCTCTCTAAATAAAATGGAGAGGATCATCATGCAGCAAGTCAACGAATCTAATGATCGTGTGGCTTTGCATAACGCTATGAAGCATTTGGTAGTGACAGGTAACTGCCTGCTCTACCACGGGAAGAAAGCTCTAAAGGTTTATCCTCTTGACCGCTATGTCGTCTGCCGTGATGGCGATGGCAACGTAACTGAAATCATTACTAAGGAGATTGTTGACAGGGAAATGCTTCCAAAGCAATTCCAAGCTGCAGCTCCTGATGAGAATGTAAATGCGCCTGGTGAGGACGGCCCTAAGATGGGTGTCCCCAGCAGATCTAACAAGGGCAAGACAGATGATGCTGTTGTCCTTACCCACGTCGAACTCAAAGATGGACAGCATCGCTGGTATCAAGAGTGCGACGGCAAAGAGATTCCTGGCTCTCGTTCATCGAGTCCAGTCAATAGCAGCCCCTGGACTCCGCTCACTT